AATGATATAAATAAAAACAATCATTTAATCAATTTAATAATTGAGAACCTATTGGAAAAATGTATATTACATCATATTTATATTAATATTTATATAAAAATGATTAATGAAATAAATAAAAATATAAATGTGATTAGAATTTTAAATAATACTTTAAATAAATATTATGATATTATTTTTAATCATAATTATGTAAAATCTGATAACAAATATGATGATTTATGTAATGAAAATAAACAAACCGACAATATGATAGGTTTCTTAATGTTAATAACATACCTAGATAAAGATGATATCATAAAAGAAAGAATAGATGGATTATTACAAAATATTTTTACAAATATTTTAGAAAAAGATAATGATGAAATATTTAAATTATTAAATTGTATTCAAAATATCTGTAAAGTTTCAAAAAATTATATTATAAATTATATTGAAACAATTAAACAATTAAAAGATAAAAAATATAATTCAAAAGTAAGATGCAAAGTTATGGATATTGAGGATTTACTTTAAATTAATATCTAATATAATATATAATATAATGCCCGCTAAACCAGTTTACCATAAAATAGAAAAAGAAGATGATTCACCAGTAGAGTTTTGGTTAGTAAATTTAGTAGATAATGAACGTATAGGATTTAATGCTGATGATTTAGAAAGATATGCGGATATTTATAAAAAAAACCCGAGAAAATATCAAATTATAGCTATGGAAAAAGGCGAAGAAATAATTTTAAATAAAAAGGGTAAAATTAAAGCTTTAATAGATAGACATAAAAAAAAAAGTCTAAAAAAAATCGGGCAGGTAGTAGAAGCAGCACAAGAAAATTTAGGTTTCGCAGAAATTACTAAAGATTTAGATGAGACAGTTGAAGCTATAACTGAGAAATTATTTAATGCTAATATAATACCTAGAAGTACAAAAAGTGTATCTAAAAAAAAAACAACTATATATCAAAATATTTTAACATTACAAAATTTAAATAAAATACAAAAAACCGTAAATAGTATGATTGATCAATGTTGTGATACACCCATGGAAAAATTAAATTTAGATTTAAGATCAGAATCTGAAATATATATACAACAACATAACTTAGAGGCAGGTAGAAGATCAGATTCAATAGTCGACTTACCACAACATGCAATGGATAAAGGAAAAGATTTCGTCAGTGCAGCCAGGCGGTCTAAGTTAACCCCTGCTATGTTACACCAAAGACCGTCCAGATCTAAAAGTATACCTTTATTATTACAAGATAATATTAAAGAGATGCTTATTAAATTACTTGATGGGAATACGAGTTTGGTAATATTGAATAATATTATTGGAGTAATAGATGCCCCGGATGCCATGCAAGAAATATTAATGTTTATTGATAATATTAAACAATTATCTGGGGAATATGTAGTTTCGAATACACTGTTACTTCAATTGATTTTAGGATATTATAGATTGGAAAATGGTTTAATAGTATTTGATTACGATACAGGTGATAATAGGTATGATAGTATTACACCAGAACAAACGGATAAATTACAGGTTTTTTTTACAAAAAATAAAAAATTGAAAAGAGATGAATTTATTACCAATATTTTTTTCAAAAACAGCTTAAAACGTGAACTAATGGCTAATAAACCAATTATAGAAAAATTGATTTCGACGAATCCGGGATTGACTCCATTAGAAGAAGAAGAAGAAGAAGAAGAAGGTAGATTATTAGGAGACAAAAAAAAACGTACTAAAAAGAAAATGAAAAAAACTAAAGGAAAAGGAAAAGCAAAAACTAAAGGAAAAACTAAAGGAAAAACTAAAGGCAAAGGAAAAGGTAAAGCAAAAACTAAAGGAAAAGGACGAGGTAAAGGTAAGAAAACTAAAAAATTAAGATAAGTTAATATTTAAAATATAATATAATAAATATTAATAATGGAATTTAATTATACAACTTATGATAATAATATATATAATGTTACACCTATGACTATGGACACAATGAATTATGAATATATTATAGATAATTTAGATAATAGTATGAATACATCATTATGTGAACCTGAACAAAATGATAATATTGTATCAGTAAATAATATTAAAAATAAGATTGTTAATATTTTAAATGATACAAATACAGAAGATAATATAAATGGATCACAAACAGATAAATCATCTAACAAATTAGTAAAATTATCTGAATTATATGATACGTTTATTGAAGATTATATATTAATGCAAACTAAATATTTAGAATGTGAAAAGAATTTAAATAAAGAAATAGAAGAATCAAAATCTAATATAAAAAAGTTAGAATTAATCATGAATTTTATGGATGAACTAGATGAATCAGATGATAATGATTCCTTGAATAAAAATATAATTGAAAATATGAAATTATTATCAAAATATATTGAAGAAAATAATAATTTAAAAGAAAAAAGAAAAAATTATATTGACGCAAAAAAAGAAATAAATAAATATTTAATTATGATAAAAAAACTAAATAAAATGAATACATCTAATTTATGTCCTTTATGTTTAACAAATACATTAAGTATATATTTAAATCCTTGTGGTCACACGTGCTGTGATAAATGCTATGAAAGATTATCAAATGATACTGAAAAAAAATGTTTCTTATGTAGAAGTAGAATAATGAGTAAATTCCCTTTATACTTTTCGTGAATTATACAATATTATGATAATTAGTTATAAACAATCAACATTATATCCATATACCAAACTCATTCCAGTCATTCCAGAATTCATATTACAACCATATAATCCATATTCATCATTATTTTTCACTTGAACATTTATAAGTGATTGTTTAGGTTCACCAAATTTAACATTTAAATATTTTTTTATGTCATCTGTTTTATCGCCAAAACAATCTATATAAATATTTTTTGTAAGTTCAACATATTTTTCATTATGATTTATACATAACCAATCTGTATATTTTTTATAAATTTCATTCACGGATTTAAATTTGTCAGAAGTTTTTATCATTGTTGAAATATATTCATGTACTAAATTTTCATATTTAACAGTTTTTGATTGTTTCCCTTTAAAATATTTTGCTTTAAAGGTATTAAGATTTTCAATACCCATTGATTTATTACATGTTGCACAAATAGGTAGTAGATTAGTTTCATTTGTTTCACCTCCATTTTTTACTGAAATAATATGACCACAATCAAAATTCTTACTATCTATTTCGCATTTACATACATCACATTCCCCTAAACCCTTTTCTTTCCCAATATGTTTATCCCAAACTATATTTTTAAGAGATTTAGGTATCGTTTTCCTAGTCTTTTTAATTTCATCTTTTTCTTTTTTCATATTTTCTTTTTCAATTTTTTTATATTTATCTTTAACTTCTTTCTTAAGTTTATTATATTTTTCTTTAATAATTTTGATTTCTTCTTTCATTTGTTCATCAAGAGTGGTCAATTCAGTATCCATATTTATTTATAAAATCAATTAATTATAAATTCAAATTTAATTATTTAATGTAAATTTTATCCTAATTTTTTCAATAAAGTTTCCATAAAATCACGCTCATTAGTTTTGGATCTTGTATTTTTTAGAAAAATATAATAATCTTTAATTGGTAGAAATTTATTATATAAATTATTAATATTTAATCCGACAATACCTCTTTTTACGGAAGTTATGATACCTTTTTCTTCTAAAGATAAATCATTTTTTTTAACTAAAATGATATGTTGATTAACGAATATATCATTTAATTCTTTATCATAAAAATAATAATTCAGTAATTTTTGTTGAATACTAGGATGTAAAAAATAAACAATAGTATTTTGTTTATCGTCGGTAAAATCTAAAATATCTTTAAGGATTTCAATATCCATGTATATATATATTTAATAAATATTTTTTATATAGAAGCTATAAAATAACCGTTGATAAATATAATGCTAAATAAATGTAATAATATACATAATTTAAACATTTTAGATTTAATTGATAATATAGAAATATCAATATATTCGCGTGGATCATTATATGTTTTATTTAATTTTTCAATACCTGAATATCCTACAGTAGTTTGAGTAATAGTACTAAAATATAACCAATAATACCATGGATTATTTATTTCAATACTAAAATAATAGTATAAAATGAAAAATATTAATATACATATTATATTTACAAATATGTATTTTCCTCCATGACCTCTTAAATTTAATAAATTAATAAACATTATATATAATATATAATATAATAAATTTAATAAATAGATTAAAGACTTTTTTTTATATATAATAAGTGTAGATATGATAAAAGATATAAAAATAATAAAACAACATTTAGAAAAATGTGTCGAAATAGAAATACCATATCCATTAGAGGAAAACGTGATAATAAAATATATGACATTGAAAGATGGTGAAGAATCATTTTATACGGGTGGTAGATATATGAGGATGTTAAATGAAAAGATATTATTATCAAATACTGGTAGATCGTGGACAGTACCTACAGTAATTAGGAATAAACGAGGTGATATAATATATACAAGTAGGTTTTTTGTAGATAAAGATTTTGAAAATAAAGAAGATATAAAAGTGAAAGAATTAAAATCAATAATTCATTCACAACAAGAAGTGATAAAAAAATTATCATATCAAGTTAAATCAAAATCAGAAGAAAATAGTAAATTAAAAACAATAATACAAAAATTAAGATAATGAAATAAAAAATATAATATAATATATAATATATATATGAATGATATAATTCAAATAATTATATATAATTTATTGATATGTGGGATATTATATTATGATATAAAATATGGTGCAGTTATAATAATATTAATGGTAATATATTGGATAACAATAAAAAGTTCGATGAAGAAAAAATTAGTAGAAGGTTATGGTTTTTTTACTGACTTCGTAGATATGTCAAGTTCTGTAAAAAATGAGTTTGATTTAATATTACCAACATCTGTACAATATAATTCAATGGATGAGGATCATTCAACAATATATTCATTTTATAAAGGTGGAGGTAATCAGGGAATAATAAAAACAGATAATATGACTAGATTGGATGAAACTTATAAATTATTAGATAAATTAATTAATTTATTTGAGAATAAACAACAACATTGTATAGGGTTTTTTGAAAAATATTCAGAATGTAATAAAGAATGTGGTTTTGGAAAACAAAAAAAGAAATATACAATTGTTCAACAAAAAGGTATAAACGGAATAAGTTGTCCTTATGAAGAAGGAAAAATAATAAGTAAACCTTGTACATTAAGAGATTGTAAATTAGATGAAAAATGTAGATATGATGAGGAATGTATAAGTGGATATTGTGATCAACGTACTAAAAAGTGTGATAATATATATAAATGTAGTGAGGATGAATTATATTATTGTTTAAAAGAAGATGAATGTATGAAATTAAATGGTACAAATAAATAT